CTGATGCACCTGCAGCAGGCGCGCGCGGTTAACGTCGTTTTCGTCGGAATATTGGAAACCGTCATCGACGACTTTAATCACACCGAGCACCGGTTGCAGATGGAAGGTAGCCGCACCTCACGCGAGCTCCCGGCCGTCGTCGATCAGATCGTCACATATAACTGGGTCACCTTCGCCGGCGACGATATGCCGACGCGCACCTTCGTATGTACTTCGCCGAATCCCTGGCAATTCCCGGCGAAGGACAGGAGCGGCCGCCTCGACCAGCTTGAGCCGCCGCACCTTGCCAAGCTGTTTAACAAGCTCACGAGGCCCGGCGGCGACCTCGTCGAATTCCCGGCCGCCAAAGCAACCCCCGAAGCAACTACCGAAACAACTACCGATCTAAAGCACACAGGAGGCTCTCATGGGAGCATTTGACTACAATACCGCCGACGGACAGCGCGACCTCGACGTCATCCCGAACGGAACCATCGCGGTTCTCCAGCTCAATATCCGGCCCGGTGATGCCGGCGAGGATGGTATACTTAGGCGCAGCAGGGACGGCGGCTGCGAGATGCTCGACTGCGAATTCGTCGTGGTCGAAGGGCCGCATGCCAAGCGCAAATTCTTCAGCAACATGGTGCTCTCGGGCACGACCGATGGTCATGCGCAGGCGGCGGACATCGCCCGCGCCCGGCTGCGGGCGATTCTGGAGTCGGCGCGGGGTATCAAGCCGACCGACGTGTCCGAGAAGGCGAAGAAAGCGCGCGTCGCCGAATACCGCGACTTCGACGGAATTCGCTTTCTGGCGAAAATCGGCATCGAGCCGGCGAAGGGCGAGTACAAGGCGAAGAACACCATCATCACGGTGATTACGCCCGATATAAAGGACTGGCGGCCGATCGAACAGGTCGAGCAGCCGGCCGCACATGCGACGCCGGCGGCGGTGGCGCCCGCCAGCAAGACGATCGTCAAGCCGACGTGGGCACAGTAATGGCGCGCCGCCGCATGCAAATCCGCTTCCCGGTCGCGAGCGCGATCGAGGACGCTTGGCAGCGGCAGGCCACCCGCGTTGCCATCGAGAAGGCCCGTGCCGTCGTCAGCGGCGGCGCGGTGCCCCCGATGACGCCGGTCGGACGACTGACCGACGTCGAGTGGGGATGGATCGTCACCGCCATCCTGTTCGGCTGGATTAGCGAGCGCGCCACGCAGGCGACCAGCAACGGGCTCGATACGGAAAAGACGATTCGCGACATCAGCCTCGTCGAGCCTCGCCCGTGGGACGCCGGGGCGATCGGGGTGATTCTGCCGGAGCTTGCCGACGCACCGATCGACTGGACCGCGCCCCTGTCCGAGCTCTCGCGCGACGAGATGATCGCCTTTCTCGGTGCGGCCTACACGCTGATCGACAAGGCAATGCAGGCGCGCGAGTTGGGCGGCAACACGATCACCAGAAAATCACCGGATGGCACAGCGGTGATCGCGGACGCGGATGCGTTCGTTTCGTTCTGACGATCATTCGAACTGACGGCGAGGGGACACCATCATGACCAAAAGAAAGGAAGCCTTTCATGATGAATACCAGAATGAATACCAGCGGGAGTGCGCGGCCGAGCGCAAGGTAGCCCACGAGCTAATCAGCATTGGCTACAGGGCTCTGGCTAAGGAGCTGCATCCGGACACGCCGCACGGTGACCGTGATGCCATGATCCGCCTCAACCGCGTGTGCGACAAACTCAAGCATTCGATCTGAAAACCTACCGGCCTGACAGCCCACCTGACTCGTAATCGCATCATGCCCGTCGACTTCAACCGCACCGAAGCTTCCGCCGCGCCCGCGAGCATTGCCATCAATGCGGTGCTCGACGCCGGCGCGCGGGCCGAGGCGGAAAAGACGCGCAATTACCTCGGCGCCAGTGCGGTCGGGCATCCGTGCCTTCGTAAGGTGCAATTCGACTGGATGTGCGACCCGGTACATCCCGCACGAATTCGCGACATTTTTGCGCGCGGACATTTTTTCGAGCAGCAGACCCGCGAACACTTTGAGCGGGCCGGGTTTCGGTTTGCGGAAAAGGACAGGCTCGAATTTGAGACTCTCGATGGCTGGCTGCGTGGCCACGCCGACGGAATATTCCTCTCCGGCCCGAAAATTCCCGGCGTCACCTATCCGGCACTCTGGGAGCATAAGGCGATCAACGCGAAGGGCTGACGATCGCTGGAGCGCGACGGCCTGGCCAAGAGTTATCCGCAGTACGCCGTCCAAGTCGCACTCTACCAGTTCCATCTCGGTATGGGGGCGGCGCCCGCAGTCTTCACCGCTACCTGCGCGGATACGTGTGAGCGGCTCCATATCCTCGTCCCGTTCGATGCGGAGCTGGTAGCGGCGACGGTTCAGCGGGTGGAACTGATCGTCAACGCCACGCGTGCCGGCGAGCTGCTGCCGCGCATGACTGACGACCCGAACAATTGGAAGTGCCGGCTGTGCGGTCATCGCGAACGATGCTGGCGAACATGAGGAGGAGAGACTGATGGCTTTCGCAATCCTGCAGGAACAAGAAGGAAGGCAGCATTGGGTGCGAAAGAACGGACCCTATGCGGAGACGTTTACTACCGCATTCCCCACAATCCGCCCGCCGACCGCCGGTCTGCTCTATGCCGACCGTGAAACGGCCGAGCGCGATGCGGAGGGCTTTCGACAGCAGAATGCTCGTGATGTCGAGGCGACGAAGCGGACGAGCAAAAATAAGACCGTGCCGGCAACCTACAGCGTCGTGCCGATCGAGTGACCGTATGATCGACGTCGGCACCGAGGAGAAGCTGGAGAAGCTTGTGCGGCTGCTGTCCTCCGACAAGGAGGGCGAGGTCGTTGCGGCCGCGCATGCGATCAAGCGCACCCTCGCTAATGCCGGCAGCGATATCCACGAGCTGGCCGACCGCATCAGGGGCGGCAAGCTCTCCGAATCGGAGATGCGCAAAATCTACGACGCCGGCTACGAGGCCGGGAAGGACGAGGGCGCGGCGGAGAAGGGCTTCAGCGATACCACCGCCGGTCCGTCCTGGCTCGCGATGGCGCAATACTGCGCCGAGCACGACAACGGCGGAGCGCGAATTCATCGACGACATGACGCGCTGGTGCATGCGCCGGGAGCCGACCGAGAAGCAGGGTAAGTGGCTGCACCTCCTCTACGTGAGAATAGGGCGGCGGCGATGACGGCGATGAGAACAGGGGCGAAGAAGAAGCCCACGACGCTCAGCGGCGATCTTGCGCACCTGCCGCCCGCGCTGGCGCCGCTAGTTACCATCGACCACTGGGTCATATGGCGCTGGGAGTGGCGCAAAGACGGCTGGACCAAGCCGCCCTACATAGCCGCGCCCGGCAGACGCGCGCACGCCAAGAACAACGATCCGGCCACATGGTCGAGCTACTCCGCTGCGCTCGCGGCTGTGCAGACCGCTAGGTTCGACGGTATCGGATTCGCGTTGCTCGCGACCTCGTTCGACGTCGTCGATCTCGACAACTGCGTCGACCCCGCGACCGGCGAGCTGGATGGGTGGGCCAGGGCCTGGGTCGATACCGCGAACGGAGCTTATGTCGAGCGCACACCCTCGGGCACGGGATTGCGCATCATTTGCAGCGGAGGCGCCGGCGCCGAAAAGCTGCACCGGAAATGGCCGATCAAGGATACGACGCGTGAAAAGGCGCAGATCGAAATATATCGGAATTGCGAGCGCTATATCACCATTACTGGCGTCCAGATCGGCGAGTGCAAGGAGCTCGGGCCCGGGGGAGGCCTGCTGGAGAAGATCAGGGCGCAATACGAGGCACGATTCGATAACGGCGGCGGCGAGGCCGGCTTCGACTTCAACCGGGCCGGCGCCCAGGCCGACACCGGCAAGATCGACTACGACGACGTGATTCAGAACGGGGCACCCGCCGGTACCGACGCCAGCGCGCTCTTCCATTCCGTCATCGGGCACCTGATCAGTAAGGGAATGTCGCTCGACGAGATCGTGGAGGAGTTGGGCCGATGGCCGAACGGAATCGGCCAGCGTTATGCCGGGCGGCTGCGACAAGAGGTCAAGCGATCGCTCGAAAAGTGGAAGATCAAGCAGCGTATCGCCCTCGAGCATATCACGCCGCACCCGAGCGAGCCCGAGGAGCCGATGGAGTGGGACGAGATGACTCGAAAGGGCGTCCCGCGCTCGACCACGACCAATACCCGGCGAGCGCTACGAGCGCTGGGTACCGACTGCCGGTACGATCGCTTTCACGACAAGCTACTGGTCAATAACGAGCCCAACGCCAATCTTGATCATATCGCGCTGATGCTGCGCATGAAGGTGCACAAGGCCTTCCGGTTCGACCCGAGCACTGGAATCACGATCGAGGCGCTCATCCAGCTTTGCAAGGAAAACGAGTTTGATCCGGTCGCGGACTATCTCAACGGCCTGACCTGGGACAGGACGCCGCGTCTCGACCGCTGGCTGGTGACCTACCTCGGCGCCGAGGACAACGAGCTCAATCGCGAATTCGGCTGCATCGTGCTGGTCGCAGGAGTGCGCCGCGTCCGACGCCCGGGCGTCAAGTTCGATCCGATCATCGTGCTCGAAGGGCCGATGGGGACGGAGAAATCGAAGGCGATCGAGACCCTGGCCGGGATCGAGAACTTCAGCGACCAGACCATTCTCGGCGCCCGCGACCGCGAGCAGCAGGAGCTGCTGGCCGGCGTGTGGCTGTTTGAGATCGCTGAGCTGAGCAATATCCGCAAGACCGAGGTCGAACATATCAAGGCGTTCGCCAGCCGGACCCACGACCGTGCCCGGCCGGCGTATGGCCGCACCCGGGTCGACCAACCGCGACGCTGCATTCTGTTCGCGACCACCAATGACGATCGCTACCTGAAGATGGCCGACCGCCGATTCTGGCCGGTGCGGACGACCACTATCGACATCGGGGCCCTGAAGCGCGACCGCGATCAGCTGTGGGCCGAGGCGGCGCAGAGAGAGCGTGAGGGAGCTTCGATCGTGCTCGATCGTAAGCTCTGGGGTACGGCGCGAGTCGAGCAAGAAGCGCGGGAAGAGCAAGACCCGTGGGATGATGTGTTGGCCGAGACGATCGGAACCGTCGAGCAGGGTGAAGAGCGAGTCTCCAGCACCGATCTCCTGGGTCTGGTGCTCGGAATCAACGTCGGTAAGCAGCGCGATATCGACCACAAGCGCCTTGGTCGGTGCATGCGGCGGTTGGGCTGGGACGGCCCGAAAAACATCAGGATCACTAGTAAGCAGACCAAGGGCTACACCCGACCGATTGGCAGTGGCGCATGACGAGCGGGCACTCGTATGAGCGCAACCGCGCCCAGACCGGGGACGCGCTGGAGCTGCTCGAATCGCTCCCGGCCGGCTGCTCGCCGTTGGTGTTCTTCGATCCGCAACACCGCACTGCGCTCGATAAGCTGCAATACGGAAACGAGGGCGTAGAACGTCAGCGAGCGCGCGCCGCGCTGCCGGCAATGACGGAGTCGTACATCGACACTTGCTGCCGTGCGAGCATGCGCGTGTTGCGACCGAGCGGCTACTTTATGCGCTGGGTCGATGCATTTGGCCTGTGCACCGGGGTGCACCTGCGCACCGTCGACGAGACCTGCCAGTGCTTCGATCTGATTGCCTGGGACAGTCTCCGTCAGGGCATGGGCTACCGGTCGCGGAGGCGCGGCGACTACCTGCTCGTCTGCCAGAAGCGCCCGCTCGCTGCGAAGAGCACCTGGCGCGATCATGCCATCCCGGACCGCTGGCCGGAGAAGGTCAACCGCAAGATCCATCCGCACCTCAAGCCGGTCGGACTCATCGCGCGGTTGATTGGTGCCACGACCAATCCGGGCGATCTCGTCGTCGATCCGGCTGCTGGCTCCTTTGCTGTCATGCGCGCCGCGCACGAGCTCGGCCGTGAGTTCATCGGCTGCGACCTTGCCCTCTCACCCATGAGTCTCGCGGCGCCCGCATCAGGGGCCACCGGAAGGGCTGGCGCCGCGCCTCTACAGGCGCGGATCGGCTGACCTCATATCCGCATGGGCACTGTTCGAGCGTGGTATGGACGCCGCGCACGTAAGCGGTTTCTTGAGAAGGAGTTATCCGTGGCTGGCGTCCTTGAGGTTCTCACGACCCCCGGCGGGCTCGTCGCGTTGCTTCAGGTGACGATGATCGATCTCGTGCTGGCGGGCGATAACGCGATCGTCATCGGTCTTGCAGCGGCGGGCTTGGCTGCAGAACAGCGCCGGCGAGCCATCCTGATCGGGGTTCTCTGCGCGACTCTGTTGCGGATAGGGTTTGCCGTATTCACGATCGAGCTTCTGGAAATCGTCGGTCTGCTGCTCGCAGGCGGGCTCCTGCTGCTGTGGGTGTGCTGGAAGATGTGGCGCGAGCTGCGCAGGTCCAGACATGCTGCATCGGCGGACTCCGCGGGCGCAGCCCGGGCCGCGCCGAAAACGCTGACACAGGCGACTTGGCAGATCGTCATCGCCGACGTGTCGATGTCGCTCGACAACGTTCTCGCCGTCGCAGGTGCGGCGCGCGAGCATCCGGCGGCGCTCGTATTCGGGCTCGGACTCTCTATCGCAATGATGGGTGTAGCCGCGAACCTGATCGCGCGGCTGCTGGAGCGGCACGGCTGGATCGCCTATCTCGGCCTCGCAGTCATCCTCTACGTCGCGGGCGATATGATCTATCGCGGCTTTCTCGAAGTACGTCCCTACTTCGCTGCCCTGTCAGCGTCTGTACGAGCTTGATCATCAACGAGCCGCGAAACGACGGGACAGTATCCCTGACCCAAGGCTTGATTGCACGATGGCCCTATAGTGTCGGTATCGATCTCGGGGCACTTGGCGCAACTCTTAGCTAGATGTTGCACCCGTCCCACCGGTAGCGAACCGGTAGCGGAAATTTGCTTGCAATCTCATCGTTGTTACTGGTGATACCAGTGGTACTCCTTATTGCTAGGGAGGGTATAGAGATAACATGATATTGTTTTGAGTCTTGCAAATTAGGGTTGGGACCGGTCCCCGCGGTACCAACAAGAGGGTTAAGGTCGGTCAATTCTGGCTAACGGTAGCTCCTCTTTGACCAGGCGCCTGTCCCCAAAAAATCTCCGTCGTCTCTGTCGCTGTAGATATCCGTCGATACCCTCGATCAGTGTTCGGAGCCTGCTGCTACCTGCCTCTGTGACAGATTGTGCGGTTTCGCTAAGCGGCTGAAGCACAACAGCATTCGCTTGCTCTCTCGTGCTTCGTGCACGCGCCGGGAAGACTACGGGAAGATGCGCCAGGCGAAATGCGGGATGGCGCGGGATGGTGCGGAGCGCGGTCCCGGGATCGCGGGTCCCATCAAGGGGGGCGGCATGCCGGGCGGGGCCGCCTTCGAGCTCGATCGGTGAGGATCGCTCCTCGCCCCACCGCATAGGTTAGGGTTTATGGCCGCCCGCCGTCCTACCCGCGTGCAGCAATTGTCCCTGCTCGCTCCTGCTCCCTGCTTGGGTCCGGCAATTGGGTCCAAGCGCACACCGCGCCCTGCTTGTTGCTGCACGATCAATGCGTTGCGGGAGCGCGCGTCCGAATTGCGCATTCGGTGCCGGGTGAAATGCGGCTCGAGGCGAGACGCGATGTGCGGCTCCATCGGCTGCGCAACCCCATCGCGGGGCCTGGCAAAATGACCAGGGGAGGGCGGCGCCGGCATCGGGGATCGGCCGATCTCACCGATCCTCACGTGCGCCCTGAATTTCTCGCCGTGTGCTGGAAAACCTGGGGTGTGTGCGCGCGCGCTGCTCGCCTAGGCGCAGGATGGCCGGCGCGGTGCGGCGGGAGGCCCGTGGGTGAGTCAGAATTGCCGGCGGGTGGTTTGGTGGCCTTTGGGGTGTTTTGACTCACGGGCGGCGTTGTGGGACGGGCCCGGTACCGAGGAATGAGCAGCCGGCCTCAAACTCTGTTGTCGCAAGAGCGCGTTTATCGAATTGCGCGGGCATCGAACGACGGTCGTGACGTGAAATCGGATGAGCAAAGTCCGCGGCGTGGGGGGAAGGCATGCGCCTGACCCAGAATGCCAGGATGTAAATCATTGCCAAGCACAGAATGACGATCAGGCCAAGAAGCTGCATTCGGAAGGAAACCTATTATCGATGAGAGAAAGGGCGCTCCGGTTGTTGGTCAGAAAAAACCGAAGCGCCCTGGGAATGGTTCAGGACGTTTGCGGACGCGCTGAACGATAGTCACGATATGGCGTGATACCTAACAAATCGTTGAACCAGCAACACCGTCCAGCAAGCCGACAGCGCCCCACTGTGCGTCTAATTCGACAGCGGGGTTAGTGCAGCAATTCGTCGCGGATTTGGACGAGAGCGTCGTGGATCCCGCTTGAGCTGCTTGCCGAGATCTTGCAGCTGCATGGCATGGCGAATTGACTCGATCTCGAGCGGCGAGCGTTCTGCCGGCGGTTTGCGTGCCGCGTCGGCAACCATGTTTTTTCCATGCTTCCGTCATTTTCAGCTTCCGGACACTGTAACACTGCTAGTTCATGAGTGTCCGAGTTGCGGTTCCGGCGCGTTCGAGGCCGCGCAGGAAGCCCGGCTTAGCGTCGACGCCGGCGTTGGCGAGTTCGCGCAGGAGGATGGCGACGCAAAACCCGACCGCATGGAGCGCGACGGGCAAGGACACGTTTTGCGTGACCAGAACGTCGACCAGGTGCGCGACGAGGGCCCGCACGGCCGTGTCATCGACACTGTCGACCGTGGGCGGTTTTGCGGGTTTCACGGTTGGAGCGTTACCTTGCTCGCCTGCCGGTCGGCTTGAGAATTGCCCAGGCGATGCCGAAGGTGATCATGCCTGCGAAGGCCATTTCGAAGACTCGCAGCATCGGCATTGTTTCCCAGCCGCTTCTGCCAGCCCTGGTCGCACGGTGCGCTGCAATTGTTGCCGAGATGTTAACAGGCGTCCACGAGTCAAATGGCGGGCGGGCAGGTTGAGAAGCGAGGTGTGATTTTTGGAGCGTGACGATATGCATCGCGGCAGCACTCAGAATGTTGTGGGATAGTACAAAAGAAAAGCCCCCGGGAGGGAGGATCGACCGGGGGCTGAGTTTTACGGCACACGAGGGTGAATTTTAGCCGAGCGGTGATCGACGGCAGAGGTAGGAACTTGCCAGGGGCTCCGTCTTGATCGCGAGGCTGGCCCGGGTCGGCTGCGGGGCCGGTAGCTAAAAACCGTTTTGTTACAAATCTGCAACAACCTTGCTGATAAAGGGCGCGGTCGGTTGTGTGCCTCGATTTTGGCGCGATCCTGCATGAGCTTTGATCCGTCATGATTACTCCTTCACGCTAGCCCCGCACTCGCGGGGCTTTTCTTTTTCAGCGCGGCTGGGGCTTTGCAAAAAAGAATCGGCGCCCCGGTTTTAGCTTGCGGGCATGGCCGGAGCGCCCACTGGGTTGCGCGAGCTCAGGCTTGTGCGGACCTGAACGCTGATCAGGCTAACGGTGCAATCCTTAATGACAGGTCAATCTGGGTTCAAAAAATGGGCGCCGGCCCCCATCACTTGCGGAACGCTATTGCCCAGAGCACCGCATAAATCGCAGTGAGCCCGAATGCAGCACAGAATGTCTGCCAGTCTAGAAAAGAGCCGGACAACAACGACGTACCGGGGATCGGATGGGGCTGCCACTAACTCTGGAATGGTCAGGGGAGGGACGGAGGTCGGTAATGCCGATGCTGCGAGACGCGTGACTCAAGTCGATTACGTACGAAAGCGGCGATCAACGCACGGCCATACGCGTTGCCACCTGGACTCCGATCCTGTTAGCTTAACGTTCCATGAAGCGAAGAACCTTTCTCAAAGCTGCAACCGGCAGTTTACTACTTCCGCAGCTAGGCGCTGCACGTATTCCGGCTTACAATTGGAACTCGTGCGATTTCGGCACTGGTCCAACCGCCAAAGACAGACTCTATCAAGGGCCCTTCCCGCAATATGCGCCCGAGGCATTCATTCCTGACTCAGAGGTAGTGATGATGACGACTGCCTCGAAAGAAATCGTTCCTAATTTTGGAATGGGGCTGACGGTATATGTGAGTGGCGATTATTGGCCGATGCGCACGGGAGAGGATTCGGTCGAAAAATATCTCGAAGACTTGATTAAGATTCCGTTCGTTCAGAAGGTCTACATCCGGCTCAACTGGTGCAACATTCAGACCCAGCCGGGCAAGCTGGAATTCCCCGAGGCTTGGAAACAGACTTTCGCGGTCGCCAAAAAATACGGGAAGCGGGTGGCGTTTCGCGTGATGCTGGAAAATCCCGATTATCCCGATCCCGGAATGCCAAAATTTTTGCGTGAAAAGGTACCATACGTCACGCTCAAGGGAGAATGGAGGACGAAAGATCGGAACTATCCAAAGGGCTTTAAGATGCCGCGTTACGATCTTCCCGCGTACCAGGCCGCCTTCACTGAACTCAATGAAATGCTCGCGAATGAATTCAACGGTCATCCGGACGTCGAATACGTCGATGCGTTCATG